GATGCCTACTGGTGTTCAGTTTGAAGGTGTTAAGTTCTTCGAGTCGACCAACTTCCCGACCAAGAACATTAACGCTTCCTTTAACGGTGGTTCTGGTTACTCTTCCCAGGAAGTGGCCCAAGGTTACTTCTTTGGTCCTCAGGCCATTGGCGTGGGTATCGGCGGCCCGAACGCTCAGGTTCTCATCAACAACAACGACGACTTCAGCCGTTTCATCATCCTGATCTGGCAACTGTACGCCGGTTTCGAAATCCTGAACAAGGACTTTGTAACCACCGCGTTCAGCTTTGTGTCTGATGACGGTTCTGTCTGATCAATAAACAATAACTAAACTATAGGAAAAATAAATGACCTATTTGTCCGCTAAAAAAATCTATCCCGGCAACTGGGCTGAACCCCTGAACGGCTGGTATAAGAACATCGACAACAGCCAAGACGGCACCAATGATGGTTCCAAGGGCGGCCCCACTTCTGTGCTGGCCCTCCCTGGCTACCGTTATTTCCAGCAACGTGGTTACGTCCCTGTGACGGCCACCTCTGGCGCTGGCGCTGTTGCCGCTGCTGATGTGATCGTTCCTTCCCCCTACCGGAATGACGACACCCGTACTGACATCACCGGCATGGTGATCTCTGGTACCAGCACCCTGCCTTCTTACGTGTATCGCACCGCAATTTCCGTGGCTTCTGGCTGGGGTGATGGCCGTGTGGCTTCTGGTGTGTATGCCGCTACCGGTAACGTAATCTCGTTTGGTCGCGTGAGTTCCAACAACCCCACCGCCGCCTCTGGCGCTGGTGAAGGCGTGATCCAGGCCAACCTGACTTCGACCGTGTCTGGTACTCAAGCTGGCGAGATCTACTTCGCTGGTGGTACCGCTGGTTATGGCACCAACCCCTTCCTGACCATTACCGGTGCAACTGGTGTGGCTCCTGGCACCATCAACTACTCGGCTACCTCGTCGACCACTCTCAAGGTGTTCGCTAAGGAAACCGCTAACAGCACCACGACTTCTGGTGGCTTCTACATCTCCAGTGGTGATGCAAACGCTGGCCGCACCGGTTACCTGGTTGTGGAAGTGTGCTACATCCAACCCGATGAAGCTCCTGGTTACGAAGACATTGACGGCTACCTGACCGGTCGCACTGTCAGCTGATTAAGGTAAACTAGGACCAGAGATTAACTCCCTGGTCCTTATGTTGTATCAGCACAAAAAAACGGGCGCTCGCGTCAAGCTTGTAAGTGAGTTCGATAATGGTGATTGGTTCATGGTTGAAGACCAGGACGGACGCCTTTACACCGCCTACAAAAGCGAGTTGCTGCCTGACGAGACAGCCACTAAAACGGTAAAGACTCTTCAGGTAAAAGATAAAGCCGCAAAAGAAGAGCCCCGTGCTTTTCCTCCTGACAATCGTTTGAATATTAATTCCGCTACCGCCCAAATGATCGCTGATCATATCAAGGGTATCGGTCTTAAGACTGCCCGAGAAATCAAGGATCTACAGATGTCTTTATCGGGTGAACGATTCAACAACTTGGAGCAACTCAAACAGATTAAAAGAGTGGACTGGGGAGCTGTCCTTGCGGCTGATCTGATTCGAGTTTGATAAATAAAGTAAACCCCTGGTTACCCAGGGGTTTTTATTTTAAAATGAATACAATGCTTAGTTGATATGGGCCAGAAATATTACTTTGGAACAATTGGTTCCACAGGGACCTCAACTGGTCCCCATGGACATTTCTATGTCAAAGACTTAGCATCTAACAAGTACATTGACCCTGGGACCATTAAGAGTCGATTGACGGGCTTTCGTGTAGGTGAAAAAGAAATCCCTTTAATTACTACAAATCAACAAGGTCAATTAGATTTAAATCCCGCCGCCGGCTTAACGCTCACCTCCAAGTATGGACAAAGGGCTCAGCCAACGGCAGGTGCATCTACTTTTCACCAGGGCTGGGATCTCGCTGGACCTGAAGGGACACAGCTTAAGTACGTCTCTGATGGCGGCACCTATGCGCCCAAGCAGAACCAAGGCGGCTACGGTAATCTCGGCACTTTTATTACGCCTGATCAACGGTATGAGATTGGTGTCGGCCACTTAAAAGACTTAGGACAACAAGCTGCAGGTGCACGTTCTACTGCACCTAAGCCAACGGCAAGCACACCATCCAGTGATGCGGCGCTTGAGATGCTTAAGTCTTTATTTTCAGGAGCACAGAAACCTGAAGAAAAGCAACAGAACCTTGCTGAGCAGTTGCTAGGACAGACACTTGGTGACCTCCTCACTGGCACCACCAAGCGCAAAGCAAGTACGTTTGACCCATACGAAGGTTATACAATTGATGCAAGCGTCTTAGATCAGTTTGCGTGATTTTATGCATTTATAATTAAAGAACAAAGGGAAGTAGAAGTGCAATTATCGGATTTCGATAAAAGCAAAGTCAGGTACCATTTGGGGTATTTCACCGTATCTGTTCCGGCGGGTGACTACGCTCGTCTGGAAGAGGCGATGAATACTATTCCCGACTCTTATTTCTACGATAAAATTTCTATTCAACTTGGTCGTTGCGACACAGCTGAAAAGAAAACAGAAGTAGCAACTTCGCCCTCTACACGTCTCGAAAGTATTGCAGGTGACGTGGATCGTACAATCCGCTCCAGCAATGCCAAAGAAGCGTTAAAGGTTTGGGATGAGATCTATCTCTACGAAACCAATAGGTTGGCACAGATTCTTTATGTGCCCAACTACAAAGATCCGTTCCAGGCTCGTTATCGCTACGAACGCTCTGGTGCAGAATTCATCCAGGCATTACCTGGACCTGCCGATACAGCAGTCGGTTCCCGTATTTATTTACATGAGGTTTGGCGGTAATGAACCCTTTTGAATTTTTCTTAGGCAAACCAAAGCCGTCCTCTGGCGCTAGGCCTGGCTGGCCGCCGCGACAAGGGAAATTCCCCTCTACTTGGAGCACCCCCAAACCTTCTGCACCCGTAAATGCATCTACATTACTTAAAGGTACTGGGAGCTTTATTCCTAAAGGCAGCGGTAGTTTGTTGGGACCAATTGGAACAGCGGCAACAGCAGTTCCTACTGTGTTAAGCATTATCAATCCAAAAGACAATATCTTTACCGATTTACAAAATTTGGGTACAAGTATTCAGAATCAGTTTGTATCCCCAGGGCAAAGGCGTGGATATGTAGGCTCTGATCCAGCTGCTGTAGCTGCAAATCGAAATCTGTACAGCGGTGTAATTGGCTCTATTCCTCCGAGTGCCAACGGCGAAACTTATCGTCGTACTGAGTTGCGTTTAGATGACGCAGCTAGGTCTGGCGGCGGTGGCGGTGGTGGCGGAAATGCAGGTTACTCAGTTCCTGCCGCTACTTCTCCTGGCTATTCTCCTGCTGCCGAGCGTGTTTATGCAGCCACAAAGAGTAGTGTTGCACAACAGGCCGCGCAGAATCCAGAATTCCAACGTTATGAAGAAGCTCGTAAAGGCGCTAAGACACAAGAAGACATGAATGCTGCCCGTGATATTGGCATGCAAATCTGGCAAAACAAATATGGCGGGACCAAGATGGGCCAACAAGGCGGTGCTGTCGGTACCTTTAATCCTTTAATGGATAAGACTTTTGGTTATCAAACTGGAGGTGCGCCTGACCAGCAGATGGGTGCCCCCACTATGGGACCTTCTCCCCTGGTACCCCAAGTGGATCAGTCACTTAATCCTGCTAGCCCCACATATCTTGGTGGCGAAGGTCCTCCGCTGATGAACTTTGCAGACGACAACCTGACTCCGGAGATGATTGAGGCCTATCAAAAACAACTACTGAGCCAAGCGGCTTCTCGTAAGTAAATTTCTGGCATTGCAAAGCATGTAAGCCCAGCCAACTGGACACAGATCTTTGATCTACGGGGGCCAGTGTTGTTGCTTTAAAACCATGATTCTCTGTCCTAAGTTTGTTAAACGTACTTTGACCTATTTGGCTACGGCCCTTTCGCTGCAAACCGTATTCATTCCTGGTCTCAAAGCAAGTTCAAACTGGGTAGGAGAATAAGAGCATCATCATGAATGAACGCCAGCTACTGGAACAAAAAGTCAAAAGCCCAAGCGTCCAGAATGCACTGCGAGTTCTTCGCTTTGCAGAAGGAACCGAAAGGGGTGGTCCCGATTCTTATCGGGTCATGTTTGGCGGTGGCCTGGCACCAGACCTAAAGCGTCATCCCGATAAGGTCGTAAACACCGGTGGGTACGCAAGTTCTGCTGCTGGTGCTTATCAGTTCTTGACACCAAGCTGGCAGTCACATGCCACTGCTTTAGGGCTTCAAGATTTTAGTGCCGCCAACCAAGATATTGCGGCAACACGTGCGATGCGTAATCGCCTGATGCCCATTGGTGGCTTGGCTACCCTTGAGAAAGAAGGGTTTAGTCCTCGCGTATCAGCAGCACTAGCTCCAGAGTGGGCATCTCTTCCCACGGAAACTGGTAGAAGCTATTACGGGCAGCCTGTTAAAAAGCTTTCTGAACTACAGAAAGTTTATGGGCAAGCAGGTGCGCCAGCTTCAACCCCCTCACCGGAAACTGCAAAAGCAGTAGAGAAAGGCAATTCACTTGCTGATGCGTTGCTTGGATATGTTCTCAAGAACAGTCTCAGCGCAGGCGTCACGAATGCAACGATGTCTCCGGAAGATCTCCTAAAAGCATCAAATCCCTACAACCTGACTCCACTTGATGCCATGAGGATGTTTGAGTAATGGCAAGTCTCAGAAGCCGGCAAGCTTATCTAGGTTCGGATTACACCCCTGGGGAAGTATCTGAGCTACTTAAGGGGGAACGCTACACATCCTTTGGTGATCTCCCCTATTCTTTCGGTGACCTAACTGGCAAGGATCAGCCAACATACACAAGTGTTGGCTTTGATCGCTTGAGTAAGTTCAAGTC